GTGTTATCCGTGATTTTTCACATAATGAAACTTTAAGAAAGTTGTCTTATGAAACTGTTATGATCGGGGCATCCGGTGTTTCCGGTGCCTACTTACGTGCTTCTAGCCTTATCATCTCTAGGATGTTTAAGGTTCCTGTTGTTGGCTGTGATGTGCAGCAAAGCGTTGTCTGGTACTTTAAGTCTGGACATCAGCTTTACGTATCTCCTACGAGAGATCCCTGCGTTATTATTCATCAAAATAAGTTTCCTTTAACAAAGAAACAACGTGGTGTTGCTCTCTCGATAGTCAGGCGCTACTTGGGTTATTCCCAAGTTGTCGCTGAAAAACCGAGTGCTTTTTACTTTATGCAATATTTGTTCAATGCTATTCGACGAGGTGATTTTCGCCTTTTTTGTTTGTATTCTGTTATTCTGTCCACACTTCCTAAAGTGTCAGCAGAAGTATCTGAACAATTTCCATTTGGTTCAAGGAGGGTTGCCTTTACGGCAATTCTATGTGAAAATTTTACACCTTTTCACTTTTTATTCTTTGGTTGTGCTTGTTTATTCATCATTGATACGTACCTTCTTGTTTTGAAGACTAAAAACCGCTTTCCTTGTAAATATAAAGTGTATATTAATTGGGGTTTATCCCTTGTTTGGTGTGCTTTGTTTTTCTGTTGTTTTTGGTTTGCTGCTACAGCTACACCCAGACATTGTTTGATTTCTACTGATTTTGATTTTGTTAAGTTTCGACTTTTGCAAATTTTTTCAGTTATTTTTCTTATTTATATTGTTTGTAGTGTTTTGTATTTATTCCCTTATAATCGCCATTCTTTACGTTTGGTTTGTGTTTGTTTGGCGCTTTTGCCTTTTTATGGACACCTTGTTTATGAGCTTATGCTTGATAAACAAGAATATGGGAATGTTTCTTTTAAAGTCTGGACAACGTTACTCAGGTATTTTGAAAATGCCTTGGCCTTAGGGCCCAATTCTTTTGTTTTGGGCCTTTTCCTGTTTATTCTTTCCCACACTTGGCATCATCGCCTGTGGTGTGAGAAAATGATTGGTCTTGTTCAAGACCTTGATATTTATTTGAATTCAGGTCGCCCTGGCTTTAAAACTGTCAAACTTGGCGAGTATTCTTTTGTTGTTCCTATTTCAACTAAGGAAGCCGCCGTTTACTCTAGTCGTGCTACGCCCGCTAAAACACATGCCTCTATGGTTACCATTACTGGTGATGATAATTTTGTGTTAGGTGGTGGTTGTTGCTACGGTGTTGGTAGGATCTTGACTGCATACCACGTTGTTCGTGGTTTATCGGATATTTTTGTCCATTGGCAGTCTGCTTGTACTAACCGTATTGAACGAACTCTTGTAAAATTAATTTGGTTTGATGAAGATAGAGATATTGCAGTCCTTTCAGGGCCGCTTATTAAAACTTTGTCTCTATTTTCCCCTGAGCTTGGTTGTTCTGTTTGTATGTATACTGATGGAACCCAAAAGACTACTCCTCTTGATTCCCTATCTGTTAAATACACCACTCCTGGTGTTCTTAAGAACATTGATGCCCATACCATTTCGACTTATGACTCTGATTCTGGAAAGCCACTACTTTTTGGTGGTTTTGTTGTTGCAGTGCATATTGGCCGTATTGTTAAAGGAATCAATAAATGTCTTGTACTCACTCCTGAGTTAATCAAGGATTTACGATCTTTGGTTGATCGAACGCATGAGGCCGGACGCGGTAACGATTATTCTGATACGCAAATGTTAGATATCGTTAACCAGCGTGGCTTTTCTGAGAGAGACCGACATGTTTATGAAAATGATAAGGGGGAAACCCTTGTCCTTTTTCAAAGACAAGATAATGGTGCCTTTATTGAATTTGTTGTTGGTAGTAATGCTATAACATATGGTACTAATGATCAAGTCTTTGAAAATTTCTCCACTCTTGCTGAAATGGATTACAATATCGGGGCTAATTATGACCCAAGAGGTATGACCGTTAAGCAGAGAGAACACGTAAATCGCAATGTTGCAAAACAGCGTAGTGCTAAGAAGAATGCTGCTGCGCATGGTAATAAAGTTCAGACTCGTGCTACACGTAAAGGTGGGCGCGGTTCTGGTTTTAAAGCTGCGCGTAATGCGGCGGAAGAGAAAGAAAGATTAGATTTTGATCCGGAGGAAGCCTTTGCGAATAAACCAAGAAAAGAAGAAAAGTATGAAAATAAAGAGGAAGATACTGAGGATGTTGAGGAAAAAGTGGTTGAGGAGAAGAAGAAAATTCGTAATCCTGAACCTGATTGGGTTGCTAATGCCCCTGTTCCTAGTAGTGATGAGGATGAGGACAATTTTGAAGAAAAGATTGTTTCCCCACCCACTGCTGAAGACATTGCCCGGTATATGCCACATCAACCCACTCGTGGAACTTTGCGCACCTTTGATGCCAAATTTCCAGAGTTAAAGGAATGGAGTGTGAATAATACTACAGATATCTCTGAAGATGTTGAATTACAACAAATGTTAGTTGCCATTATGGCGCTTGACGGTAATTCGGAGGTTACAAAATTAGAGAGTGCTAAGCGAGTTTTAAATTCGCTCACTACCAAGACTGAAAGTCCGCAAACTTTACAGCATCTTGATCACGCTCCTCCACCTTTTTTAGGATCAAATTTTGAACGACACAAACTGGATTCAGATCCTGTTGTGGAAGGTTTTACCTACCACGGGCCTACAAATAAACGTTTTTATGCCCCTGTTGAACCTATGGTTCGATTAGATATTGTTGTTGCTGACTCTAAATTAATGGATGAATGTGCTATTGATTTCCCTCTTTCCAAGTGTGCCCCTTATGTTGAGCAATTAAATATGGAGCGTTTTGCCAAGGCTATAAAGCCTTCTGGTTTTAATTATAAACCATGGCAATCTATTTGGGAAGATTATTTAAAAATTGCTTTTCGTACTGTTAACCATACGCGTGTGCTCACCTTTGATGAATCACTCGCTACTTTTACTTCTGATAAATTATTAGATAAGAGTGCTGGTTACCCTTTTAATGAAAAGTGTCCTTGTGGCCAATCCCATAAGTACAAAGGTGGTGTTATTGAGTGTCCACCTGCTGTCGAATACCTTCGAAAATGTTTTGATGATGTTTCTAAGGGTATTAATCCTGATTTTCCTATGGTTCTTGATACCTTTTGTAAGGATGAACGACAGAAAAAAGTTAAAGTTGATGATGATAAAACTCGTTTGGTTAACACCAACACTATGTTATCTGAGCTCGTTTTACGAGCTGAGTTTCATGTTGGTATTAAAAATATGAGTTCAGAATCTGAAACTATTCCAATAAAGATTGGTATGAATATTCATGATGGTGGTTTACACCGTATGTATGATCGTGTTTCACGGTCTAATTGTACCATTGAGGCTGATGCTGATAATATGGATAGTACAGAGGATGGTGATCTTCTCGATTTTAGCTTTCGTTCTTTTGAGACTGTAATGGGGCCTGCACCTGATGAGGCTTCGAGGAACCGACGTGACTTTGGTCGTCAAAGCATTTCGGGCCTTAAAACCTTTAATGTTAATGGTAAATTATTACGGCAAGTTGTTGCTTTTTATAATTCTTCCGGTCATTTTTTAACTGGTGATATAAATTCTTTTGCTATGTTATTTAATATTTTTCAAATTTATTTTGATGGTATGTTTCCAACATTGAAGAAAATGCTTCATTTTGTTACAAATACTTTTATTAATATTTATGGTGATGATGTTCTTGTTGGTTTTGACGTTGTTAAAACTGTTGAACAGGTTGAAAATGGTTCAAACCGTTTGGGTTTACGAACTCCTGCTTCTAAGCAGAAAATTTCGGTTAGAACCTTGGATTCTCGTTTGTTTCCTTGTGATACCAACATGGTATCAGGTAGTTCCTTTTTAGGACAGATTGGCTGTTTTGCCAATGGTCATTGGGTTTTTAAACCTAGTCGTCCAGAGAAAGTTCTTGTTAACTTTGCTCGTCCTATGGGTTCTATAACACTACACGGTGTTGGTGAGCAGAATGTTGTTCTGTCTCTTTTAGCCAATTTTTGTTATGATGATGAGGTTGATATTGTTGTTAAAGATCAAAAACTTTCGGTTTTTGATTCTGTTTATAAACAATATTCTGATAAATATAAAACTATTGTCTTACCGAGTCGTCGTATTTTTAAATCCGCTCGTAGTGGTGAGGAATCTGGCCAAGTTCGTTGTGAATTTGGTCGTCGTACTCATTGTGAATACGATTTTGATGATCTATCGCCTTTTGAGGTTCGTGAGGACTTGATCCTTGCGGAAGAATCCGGTAAGAAACCTGTTGATTTTTTACCAGTTGCCTCGGCTAGTGTTGTGCTTGGTACCACTCCTGTGGTTTCACCACCTGGTTCAGTTTTAACTGTTTCTAAGTTAACTAGTCAAGACAAAAAAGATATTAAAAAGAACTTCTCCAAAGTTACGCAAGACGCTTTGGACTCAATACAAAAACTTCCTCGCGGTGAGCGTCAAGAGTTTATGCGTAAATATATTGCCAAACTTAAAAGTAATCAAACTCGCCAGGAACCTTCTCTTAAGAAGTCCTGGAAGAAAGGAGAGTCTCGGCTTAAAAGCTGACTTCTCTTTTTCTTATTGTTTATTTATTCCCAAGTGAACAACTTGGGTGTCTATTTATGTATATTAGTTGTATTCATGGGTGAACAACCCATGAAAACTATTGTTGTTATATTAGTTATGCCTAACAAAACTAAAACTAAAACTCGTAAACCTAAACCTACCCGTAAGGTACGTGTTGCCACTGTAAAAGGTACCACACGTCGTAAAAACAAGCGTCCCCCACGTAAAGTGGATGCCTCTACTGGTCCTATGGGCCCTAGAGGTTATGATGGAGGCCCTGCTTTCGTCAATGATATGAAAAACAAATCTTCTGGTACTGTCGTTACTTTTAACGGCGCTTCTGGTATTAGAAGTATGAAAATTCGTTTTCGGGTTGGCCAAGTTGTCATTAGTGACGGTGGTCAACTTTTGTTTGAATTCACTGGCGGAAATCGTGCCTTGGATTGTACTTTTGATTTAGTCAACTCATATTATTTTCCACCTTATATTACAAATCTTATTCGACTCTTTGAAAAATGGCTTCTTCAAGCTGCTGTTGCGGAGTATGAGCCTCGTGTTAATACTTCTTCAACTTGTAGTTTTACTATTGCTGGTTCTGAAGATCCAACCTGGCCTGGCACCCATGGTGCTGTTGATGGTTCTAATCATGCCACTCCAACTGAGTCACAATTATCTTCTTTGCAAGATTGTTGTACAGTTGCCGCGTATCGACCTTGTCGTTTGCGGTTACCTGTTAATAAGAATGAGGGACGTATGCTTTGGACTGGTGCTTCTGCTGTTAGTACTCAAGCTGTTTTTGCTGATGGAACTGACGCGCTTATTCGTCAGACTACTGGAGCTATTTTAATGATCGCTGGTGTTCAAGGGAATGCTCCTAATTCCTCACTTGTTGGGGATGTATATTTAAATCTAAGTATATCACTTGCTAACTTTTCTACCGCAATCACTGCCCCTTCCTTTTTGTCTAATAGACTTAATGGTTCTCATTTGAGAGCTGCCTTTTCTAAACCTGAAAAATCTGAGAAGAAAAATGATTTGTTAAAGGTACCACCGATTGATGGGCCGTATGATTCGTTAGAGGGTGATGTGCCACCGACAACCTTAACTAAGACTCCCTTAGTTAGAGATGGTATTTCCTTGTGGGGAAGAACTCGATCTCCTGGTTAGCCTGGTGTGAAGTTTGTGGGTCTTTCAACCACCTCGTTATTGTTTATAGATATTTTTATTGTGCTGAGT